TTCTTAATCTTTACGCGGGCGATTGCTTTCTTTGCTTCATCTGTTGAGTTATACATATTAGTTGTTCTTAATAAACTTCTTGATACTACACTTCACGCTTTTTTCCAGTAGCGTTGTCTTGCTACGTGAAGAAAACAAGAAAATAGTTATCTCTCCACGGGCGTCTAGTATCCAAGAAACTAGCTCGCCACCTGCTTCATGCTCAATTCTTCCCATAGTACCGCAAGGCTTGATCGTGGTATACAGTCCATAGCTTTTTATTGTTTCGTCAATGCTTAACGTGGTTTTATGTGTGGTCATTATTAGTTACATTTTAATATTGATAATATCAATGTCTTTGCCTTTATTGATGTATCTAGTATAGCATAGGTGGCGGTGCCGTCTACTATATAAGTGTATAACTATGATATTATTATACTTATACCATGATATTATTATACTATCAAGGGGCGTGTGGTTGTGTGTAGCAGGGATATATTGGGTTGTGGCAGGGATATATTGTGTGTGTAGCAGGGATATATTGTGTGTGTAGCAGGGATATATTGGGTGCTATTCTGGTTACGGTTATCATGTGTAGGCGTGTGGGGCGAGGGTTCTCTCATATACCGTTGCTATTACTCACTCTCTACTACGTCGCAAAACATTTTCGCCCATTAGATTCTAGCTTGCTAGTCCTTTATTGGTTGCCCATGTGTGTCGTGTAGCATCATAGTTTTATTATCATGTGCATTTTTGTGGCTCTTACTATAATAAGTAGCTATTTAATTATTTCCTCATAGTTATTACCTTGAGGGGGTCAACCCCTTTCCACCCACCCCCGTGCAATATATATTAAAAGGAACTATAGGCTTCATCCAGTGTGTATAGAAAACCCCCCGCCCTCTTCTCACTAAAAAAGTCCCTCTTTTTTTTATTTCAAATTGCAAGTTATGCACTTTTCCCCATGTTTATCCCCAACTCTTCTCAAACCCACCTACTAATATAATCACATGCAAAAGCACGGTTGTTGCAATCTATGGCTGTAATGCCCCAAACCAACCTATAAGGAAAACAGCCTTTTTTTATAGGTTGGTTCAAATACGTTGCTAACTCTACCTCTAATCTACTAAACCAACCTATAGTACTAATATTAAGAAAAAAGTTTCCATGAAAAAAAAAGAGAAAGTAAAAAGTACAGAACTTTATAGCCAATTTAGCCTCTTATAGGTTGGTCTGTTGCTATTACTGGCTCATATCAGGTTTTGGACCATTCTCCCCATTATGTAGTAGGTAGGTTTGTTGCTATTGCTCACTCTTACAGCACAGGGGGTTAAATATTAGTAGGTGGGTTTCCTTGACTTACAGACCCACCTAGTATACTATGTAGGTATGACTAAGAAATTTAATGTAAAAAAAGAACCCTGCATGTACAATGAGGAAGGGATACACTGTATTAATAGTTCGTATGGAGGAGGAAGAGGTATGTGTATGACACATTATGTAGGTTGCCGGTATCACGTTAAGAAAGGAAACAAAACATGGGAGGACTTTGAGAAAGAAGGAATATGTAAAAAGAAGATGACGCAAGAACAAAAAAACAACAATCAATCGCACCCCCACAATTCTTATAAAAAAAATTCGGAAGAGCAAGTTCCCACTATCAGCCCTAACTTGGATTTTTAATATGGTAAGAATATCAAAAACCGGTAGTTCAATGAAACAAATGGCTTACGCGAGGAGGCTTCTGGGAGGAGAAGGTGTGTCAAAAAAACAAATCGCGCTCGATTCAGGATACTCACCTAACGTATCAAACTCTATTAAAACTCATATAGAGGATAAAAGGGGGTTTAATAATGCAATGACCAAGCTGGCGATGGATTCCAACAACCTAGCATTGGCTGCAATGCACGAGTTTAAAGCGCGGGGGTTTAAAGAGTTTTCTAACTCTGAGCTTACTGGTGCATTAAACGCTATTGGAAATGCGTGGGCTAAGTTTAATCAGGCTACAGCTCCGCTAGAACAGAAGCCAAGTCGGAACAAACTGAAGAACGTGGTACTCCAGAATATTGAAAATCAGACATTTATTCAATCGAGTACAGAAACAGAGAGAAAACCCAATCCTCCAGTTACTGACGTATCGCCCGAAGCAGACTTCTAACAAATATACATTATGGATAACACACGTAACTTTGCAGATAACAAACAGCACGATATAAATACCGTAAAGGCTTTGACTGAAGATCCTAATCTTATTAAAAATCAGGAGTGGAGGTTAAGTAACCTGTATAAAATCATTACTAAGGATGGAAAGAAGGAGACGTTTCAGATGAACAGAGCACAAAAACATTTTTTTGATACATATATCAACATTCCAAAGCCTTATCACCGGCATTGTATACTGAAGAGTAGGCAGTTGGGGTTTACAACGTTCATTGATATCTATATCTTGGACTCTATTTTGTTTAATACAAACAAGGAGGGAATTGTTATCGCGCACAAGGTAGAGGATGCTACACAGATTTTTGATAAGAAGATTGAATACGCGATTCGTAACATGGCGGAGGATGTAAAAGACGCGTTCTTTACAATTAACCAGAAGTCATCGAGGAAGATTCAGATAGTAATTGATTACGGACCAGAGAAGGGTTCCACATCATCCATTGCAGTGTCTACATCGGGAAGGTCGGGGACATATCACTTGGTTCACATTTCTGAGTTTGCAAAGTTGTGTGCACAGTACCCGAAAAGAGCGGAAGAAGTAGAGAGAGGGACATTCCCAACAGTACCGTTTGATGGATTTATTTTTATCGAGAGTACGGCGGAGGGTATGGCTGGTAGATTCTACGAAATATTCCAACAGAACTGGTTAAAGCGAGAAAAAATAACACCTCAGTTGTCTCAGGTAGAGTTTCTCCCTCACTTTTACAACTGGCAGTACGATGATATGGAAATGAAAAAGATTTACGACCCAGTACCAGTGAAGGATATGGATATATGTGAAATTGACTGGGGAAGTTACCAGAAAGAACACAACCTAACGGATACAGAGATTACATACTATTATATGAAGTGGTTGCAGTTTGGAGGAAAGAACTCACCAGATGCAATTAAGAGTCTAATGCAGGAGTACCCAACAACACAGGAAGAAGCGTTTCTTTCTACTGGTCAGACGTATTTCTCAACAGCAAAAGTTTCGAAGCTCATGGAAACAGCAGTGAGAGGAGAACAAGGAGAGGTAGGGTTTGGTCCAGATCAAGAGATTATATTTAACACGTTCTCAGGAGGAAACTTAGAAATTTTCGAAAAGCCTGTGGCAGGAGAGAGGTACATTGTAGGAGGAGATACTGCGGAGGGGCTCGCGCACGGAGATTCCCAGATACTGTACGTGATTAGTGAGAAGACAGAGAAGTGCGTTGCACTGTACCAGTCTAAAGTACCGCCTGATGAATTGGCTGATGAAGCGTACAAAGTAGGAAAGTTTTACAACTGGGCGTTGCTTGCAATTGAGGTAAACAAAGATGGACTGTGGGTAAACGATGCTCTAGAGAAGAAGGGGTATGTAAATCTCTATTACAGAAAGTCTTTTGATGACATTACACAGAAGGTTACAAAGTTCTTTGGATGGAAGACCACTTCTGCGACAAGACCATTTGCACTTGCAGCACTGAAGGCAGTATTTTTCAGAATGGAGGAAGGCTTTCCCGCACAAGTACTTGGTGAAATGCTTACTTTCGTTCGAAACGAAAAGGGAAAACCTGAAGCTATGGCTAAAAAACACGATGATTGCATCATGGCATCGAGTATTGGGTATGCAGTACTTCAAGAACAAGGGGTTTATGAGAACAATAATGAGCCAGAAGAGGAAAATAGTATGATGAAAATGATGTTTGGTGAAGAAACAGGGGGAAGAATGCCACATTAAGAAAAAAAAACACGTTATTTATTTAATTTTGTGTTTTTTGTTGCTTTTTTATCACTTTAGTTCATAATTAAAGTATAAATATATTAATTTTCATAAAAAACCTATGTACGATGACATAAATGAAGAAGAAATGAACTCTCCAGTAAAAAAGAAGAGTAAAACTAAATCTGCGAATAATAAATCTGACAAAGAAACGATTACTTTTTTAGAAGACAAAAAAAAGCAGATGAAGAAGAGCCAGTACCGAGAGAAGTTTGATGCTCTATATAAGGAGATCGAGACAAACATTATGTCTACACAGGTTAGCTATGGAGAGAAACTTTACGAGAAGTCAGGGTGGGGATCTATGGTGACATACAATAAAATGGCAAGTGGAGCGTATGACATTAGTGTGTATCCTCAAAAGATGAATAATCGGGACCAGAACCATTCAGGAGTACCGGTATCTCAAGAACCAATCGCATTCTCTAAGATTATGATTGCAACATCTGTCCTCGCGGGGAAACTTCCTGACGCAGAGGTGGTCGCGGATGATAAAGTGTACGGAAAAGCAATGTACGAACTGTGGAAAAGAAACTGGTCAATGACAGGAGCCAACGGAGAGAACACACTGATGCTTGTGTATCAGAACCTATTTACTTATGGGTGGTCTGCATGGCGTGTATACCCAAGGCGAGTACAGGTTCCACGAAACGGAACAATAAAGATTCTTTTTGATGATATCTACAGAGAACCATTAGAGTGTAGTCGTACATGGCTTGGAATTGGATTCAACAATGGAGATGTGTGGTCTCAGACAGAAGTTTACTACGAGAAAGATATGCCAAAGGATGAGTTCTTTTTAATGTACCCTGAAGCAAAGTCAGCAGCAAATAAAAAGAAACTACAATACAGCTCAGTGTCAGAAGAAGCAAAGGATGAAAATTCTGAGAAAGCTCACACAAGTGTAACTATTGGTTATTACGAAAACGAACTTACAAACAGGTACGTTGTAGCTTGCGGTAAGATGAAGATTTACGATGGAGAACTTCCTAACGATGGCTCACACGGGTCTGTAGTTGTAGCGAACTGTTTCCAGAAAAATATGAACGATCCTTACGGAGTAGGACTATATGAAATGATGCGAGGAAACACAGCAATATTTACATACATTAACTCGCTTAATGCTCAGCAAGTAGAGGCGGAGATCTTCCCTCTACTCTTTGGGACCCAAGTGCAGAATGGATCAGCTACATATAAGAGAGGACCAAACGTGGTTAATCCAAAGCACCCAGGAACTGACATTGATGTGGTAAAAACATCGGGTAATGTCCAGCAAGGTATTATGTATGCAGACAAGCAGAAACAATCTATTGAAGAAAACACAGGAGTAAACAACATTATTGCGGGGACACAGTCTGAAGCAACCCTTGGATCAACTGTTATCCTTAAAGAAGCAGCAACCAACCGTCTTACTCCTCCAAAGAACTCGGTAGTTCGAGGGCTTGAACGTGACGCGCACATTGCAAACACATGGATGGCACAGATCTACCCAGTAGATAAAATCTTTATGATTGACTCTGACGAACAACTTGCAGAGTTTTCTAAGCAAAATCCTGATTACTTTGTTGAATCTCAAGAAGTCTACAACGATGAAGGGGTTCTTACAGGACGGGTAGCCGCCGCATCTCAAAATCTAAGACTAAACTTTGATTTTACAGCAGACGGAGAAATTATGGACAAGGTAGAAACGCGTCAGATCTCAGCAAAGGGACTCTTTGACGAGCTAGATAATGCAGGGCACAAGTCTGACTATATTGAATTTAATATTGATCCAGATTCAATGCTTCTTCCATCAATTGAAATCCAGAAGCAAACATACATGGCGCTATTCCCAGTAATTACAAATCAAATTACTTTGATTTATTCAATGAGAAATCAGGACCCTGAAGGAGCAGCATCTCAGCTCATGGCTCTTGAAAAACTTCTAAACATTCAGGGGGGAGACATATATGACTACGTTCCTAAAGCTGATTACGATTCAATCATAAATATGGAACCGTCAGAGAAACAGAAACAGATGCAACAAGAACAGATGGAACAAGAAGCAAAAAATACCGCGATGCAAAGTATGGCAGGAGGAAGTGGAGGTGGAGGTGGAGGAGACATGACATCTATGGGTCAACAAATGGCAGGAGATGGGATGGATCCAACACAGCCACAGAATCCTAACGAGGTCCCACGACCACAGTCTCCAATGGGGTCAGCGTTAGATGCCAGTGTAGGAAGAGCAGCAGCACAAGGCTAAAATCATCTATGAAAATAAATAACATATTTAACAAAATAGAAGGAGGAATCAATAAGGCTAAGGGGTCTATGTCTAGCTACTTTAACAGGGCTAGTCCTGAGACCCCCAAGTCTAGCTCTTTCGACAAGTCAAACATGTTTTTATCACCAGCAAGAACGTCCAACCCTGTACCAAACAAGCCACCGATGTCTACATACTTTGATGATTCAAATATGTTGCTATCACCGGCAAGAGTAACATCACCATCGGTAAGACAGACTACTCAGAACAGAGTTCAAGAATATGACATACCTCCAGTAATCTCTAACCAAGACCGAGCACTGTTTATTGAGCAAGCAGAACTTGCAGGTGTGTCTCCAAATGAATTTGGGAGAATAGCTCGAAGAGAACAAGGAGCCAACACACTCCCTCACCAAGCTGCGATGGTCGGGGGAGCAGACCCCACAGACAAAGGGGTAATGCAAGTAAATGAGATGCACAATGCACTCATACAGCAGAGATTTATAGAGGAAATTGGGAGAGAGTATAATCCAAACAATTCAACTGATAGTATTATTGCGGCAAGAATGATACTTCAGGAAAACCGAAGGCAACTCGATCAGATGAGGATCAATGGGTCACATGACAAAGACTACAAAAACAGTGACTTAATTGATACTTACAATACAGGCGCAAGAGGATGGATAGATGCAATGAACGGAGATGTAGAAGCAATGGCTCGTCTACAGAGGTATCAGAATGCAGGTCAAAAATAAACTATGGAAAACGAAAACTTAAAACAGAAGAAGATGTCTTTAGCCTCTAGCGAACACGCACCAATTGTTATAGAGCTTCTAAAAGACTGTATGTCACAAACTCCAATAGTAGGAGATGACCAGTGGAGTACCATCGTAAATGCGATTACACTAGAAACGCAAGGTACAATACTTAGAACAATGGTCGATCATCTAGAAGGAATTAGAAAAGGTAATTTACATCAAGAAAATGGCTAAAAAAGCAAAGGAGTTAAAACAAGGAAACTACACGGTACAAGTAGGATACTCAAAAGAAGCTATCAAAAATAAACTGATGAAGTTTATTACCAAAAGTGGTGATGAGTTTGTAATTAGTGCAGAAGAAATGACATCAATGCTTGTAGGGCAAGTAAACTCGGACACACTTGAAGCAACTTTCGTAGAATCTGATAGAATTAATGTTGTAGAAGTCGGAAGACAGCTACAATGTGTCCTCGAAGAAGATATGAAAAAAGGTGAGACTATAAATATTAATTATACTCACCCGTATCCAATTGAGTTTGCGCTTATAGAAGAAGCATACAAGATAGCAAAAATAGATGAAAGCGTCCCAAGGACAACCATTACAAGGAAGTACCTTGATGAAGTGAGTAAGAAGATCACACCAGAAATGAAAAAGTACACAGACAGTTTCTACGAGTCGTTCAAAAATATTAAAAAATAACAACCATCGGCACCACCCACGATACGGGTAGGATAAAATTATGGAATCAGATAACATTGAAGATGTAAAAGTAGAAGAACCAAAGGCAACAGAACCAAAGGCAACAGAACCAAAGGTAACAGAACCAAAGGCAGTTATTGAGAAAAAGCCAAAGAAGACAACCCTAGACATAAAAACAGTAGATGGAAAGAAGGTAAAAGAATCAGACTACTTCTTCGGAGGAGTTATTCCATCAGGTTTCAAAGGAACCTGTGGAGCACCAGTGGAAAGAGAAGATTTAGTCGTAGTATTTAATAAGGTGTTCAAAAAGGAAGATAATATTCTATTTTATAAACAACCAGACAAAGAGGTGTATATAGTTATTATCCCGATTAAATACTCAACCACAGTAGGTGAAGAAAACAATTCTATTGAAGGAGATTTTCAGAAACATGCAATCTCATTCTTAAATGAAGGATCAGTTAATGCGGATACCCTACGACAAAAATTAGATCGTGTTAAAAAACACGTAAACTATGGAGACAGGTAACTTGCATTTATTAGAGATACATTATACAATTTAATTAACCATCGGCACCACCCACGATACGGGTAGGATAAAAATTATGGAGAAACCTGAAACAACAGATGAAAAAGTGATAAATACTGAGGAAATTGACGAAACAGAACTTGATAAAGAGCTGGAGGAGTCTTTGAACTCAGTTAATGCGGGAAATGAACTTTCTTCTAAGAAGGAAGTTAAAGAAGAAGAAGGAACTGAAGAGTCATCAGAAGAAGTCGATGAGTCAAAAGAACCAGAAACTTCTGAGGAAATCAGCGACCCTCAAACTGACGAAGGGAAAGCCGAACCAGAAGCATATGAAATTCGTATGCCAAGTAAAGGCAAGTTTGAATCGGATGAATCTTATGAAAAACGATTTGAGCTCATGGACTTGGTTAAAAAACGTAAACTAGCCAAAACCGAAGAACAACGTCAACAATTGTCAGACGAGATAGGGACAACGAGAAATCAATTAAAGACCCTTAATGGATCTGACAGAATTATCAACCCACTCAATAAGAAGAGTGGTGTAGAACCTGAAACTGAAGAAGAAGAAAATGAAGCTGACAAAGCTGACAAAGAACGATTGAAAGCACTAGGCGGAGCTACTCGTGAAGATGTCCAAGAGATATTAAAGGAGGAGAGACAAGCCAGTGAAGTCAAGGGAACCCTCGACAACTTTGTTAATCGACATGATGAACTTAAAGATGAAGACACTCGTGAAGTATTCTTCGACTTTGTTGATTCTAACTTCTCTTGGCAAAACAAGAGCGGAAAAGAATTGATGACAGTCCTAGAGCTTGCGAAGGAAAGCATGTTTAAACAATCTGAGTCTATTCAAGAAAGGGTGTTGAAAGGTGCTGACGTTCAAAACAAAATAAATGCTATGCAATTTCCAGGAGGGACCGTTGCAAAAGCAGACTATTCTCCAGAAATGAAAGATTCGATTAAAGAACTTACAGATACTGGAATGTCAGAAGAGAAAGCTTTATCTCTGCTTTCTGATGAATAAGGAACTACGCAATCTAACGTAAAAAAATTATGGCAACTGTAAAACAGGCAACTGTAAAAAATACGCGACAACTAGCTGAGGCAACCAAAGCATCAGGTACAGTAACTGTTCTAGGAGAAATCCTTCGAACTATTTCTGGACTTGCTGTTGTCGGGACCAGTGCAACTACTAGAGCTACAATTCTAGGAGTTTGTAACGAATCTATCTCAGCAGAAGATGCTAAGACTCGGGTTTCTTATATCGTGCCAACAGATGAAGATACTTTTATCTTCACCACAACTAACAACACCAACGCATCTCACAACGGGCAAGCAATGGTTGTTGGAGCAAACTCTACAACTATCAACAACACTGGAACTACCAGTGCGACAGGAGTTGTACAGCAAGTAGAACCATTTGGAGCTGCTGCTGACAAGTTAATTATCGGTCGATTCTTGACTCTGTAATCAATTATTAGAAACTAATTAAATATTAAATATTATGACAGGAACTATAAATGATTATGCAGTCATCGTGAACAATGTTGTAAAACACATTGCTCCGAAAGTCTCACCTACAATTAGAGCCGAATACCTCGACTTTATGCACAAGGTTGACACCAGCGAACGAATTTATTCAGACGTTGGAGTTACAGGACTTGGGATGGCTGAAATAATCCCAGATGGAGGAATCGGGGCATCAGATGCACCAATTCAAGGATATTCAAAGAACTACGTTCAGATGCACTTTACTAAAAAGGTACGTCTAACATTCCAGAGTAATTTCTTCCTGTTTGAAGGAGCTGCATCTAAGATCAAGGGAACGGTGAAAGCCAAAGTTCTTGAAGGAAAGAATGCAATCCAGCACGCGAAGAATTACCTTGCACAATCTCTTTTGGCACAAGGATTCGACACATCATTCACATGGACTCCTATCAACAACGTAGGAACTCCACAACCAATCTCAACGATCGGTGCTGATGCAGTAGAATACTGGTCACAAGCTCACCCTCGTGAAGATGGAGGTGCAGCATGGTCAAATGTTATTGTAGACGGAGCGACAGACTCACCAGTCTTCAGTTACTCAGCACTTCTTGCTGCGCGGCGACTCCACTCAATAAAGAAGGACGGACGAGGAATGCCACTTATTTCAGACCTAGATACTCTTGTTGCTCGAAAGGGTTCAACAACAGCTCAAACAGCTAAGACTATTAAGGCTACTATTGAAAAAGGTTTGGCTCCAACTCAATCAAACATTTTTAACAACGCACCGGCAACAGACGCATTCAAATGTGTTGAATTGTCACCATACCAAGGACTTGCTATGGATGGTCTTATGTGGGGAATGTTTGATTCAAAGATGATGACAGAAGACTTCGGATTCCTTTACATCGAGGCACTTCCAACACGGGCAGAGCCTGCTGTGGTTGACCTTCTTGGAAACCAAGATCTAGTTATGAACTTTAACTCTATCGCAGTGATGGGAGCATCTGACCTTCGGGGATGGATGTGGTCAGCAGGTGATGGATCAACAGTTTAAGTTAATCTTTCCATCAAGTACCTTTATAGGTACTTGAGTGGGTAGGGTAACTACTCCAATTATTAGTCTTATAGAAATATTATGATACAAGATGGACACACAGAAAAAATCTCAGTCTCAGTTTCAGCAGACGTAGGAACCTCAGCAGTAGTTTCAGCAGTAGATGAAGCTTGGATTTATATCCATGAGCTTATTGGGGATCTGGGAGCAGGAGGAAACCTAATTTTAAAATCAGGTACTGATACCCTTGCAACTTTTGCACTTGATGCAGGACAGGGAATTACTTTAGATGATAACAATGGAGGGAACAATGTTCCTCGATACAGGATTAAGCCAGGAGAAGATTTTAACCTTACAGTTACAGGAGGAGCTTTCACAGGTGAATGTATCTACTCTTTAAGGTACTAATTTTTAACTCCTAAAAAGTAGTTACCACAACAAGAAATTTATTAAAGTATTAATTATATAAAATTTATATGAGCGGAATTGGAAAAGTAAGAGAATCAAATTTACCAATAGACATTGAAGAAAGGATCAGGCAAGTACAAAAAGGAATTTTGGAATCAATTAATCAGAAAGATGCTCTTGATAAAGAAATTAAAACAAAAACACAAGAAGCAGAAGACGCTTCTTTAAAACTTGATGCTGCAAACCTAGAACTAAAACGAATCAAAGAAGAGATCAAGAACAAAGAAGAAGATCTTTCAGAGAGAATAGCTGTAGCTGAAAGAAAAGAATCAGCACTTGATGTCTACTCAAAAGCTCTTCAAGCAAAAGAAGACAAGGTTCAAAAATACCTAGCAACATTTGAAAGAATGAAAGAAGTAACAATCACTTAAAACAACTATGCCATACCTATCAAACAAAGCGGGAGATGGCTTGACCATGGCGGAGCTTCTTGCAATTGAGCAGTTGGCTGATTTTGGGTCTGCTCTACAGTATCTTAGGATTGATGCGTCAGGGTCAGCTCTGGAGTATGTAGATGGAACAGGAGGAGGAGGAGGAACTGTAGACGTAGTATCTAACGTAGCGACAGACACCATTCTGGGACGTATTACCGCAGGTACAGGTGACTCAGAGGAACTTACACCAACACAGGTAAGAACGCTTGCTGAAGTACAGCCAACTGCAAGCCCATCTTTCACAGGAGACTTTGCTGTGAACACTGATGATTTATTTGTTGACCAGAGTACAGGGAATGTGGGGATTGGGACGGACAGTCCAGATAGAGCGGTGACAATAAATGGCGATGGAGTGGAATTAAGACTTTCTTCAAACTCAACAAATTTAGAAAAATCTTCTGTTATAAGTTTTGAGGAAGGTACAACAGGGCAAGGACTTGAGTGGTTTTACGATGGAAGAAGCACTACTGGTGGTGGAAACGGTGCATTGAGGTTCAGAGATTTAGGTTCTGAAGCAGACTTGATGTTCTTAGGAAGAAACGGGCAAGTAGGAATCGGAACTATCTCACCCGACGCAAAGTTTCAAATCAAAGGCTCGGGAACAACCACTGGTGAAGCTTTCTCAATTCTTGATTCTACAGGTTCTGACTTGGTAACGGTGTTGGACAGTGGAAATGTGGGGATTGGAACGGATAGTCCAAAGTACGCCTTTTCAGCAAATCCACAAACTAATGCTTCTTACACTGGTCAAATCTCTATAGGGGTAGATTCTACTTATGGAGCAGGACCAGTTTTATTCCTCGATGGATACAATGAAGCTTCCACATACAAGATGTATGTAGATAACTCAGGAGGATTCCACTTAGCATCTCCAAATGATACCGAAGTTCTAAGTGCGAGTAACTCGGGAGTATCAATGGCTAGGTTAATTACGACAGATGCAGGAACGTCTGTTTCTCCTTCACTAACTTTAGACAAAACAAGTAGCTCTGAGGTTGGTTTATACGTACCAGGAGGTCTTGGTTCTAATACTTTAGGATTTGTAACAGACAGGTTAGAAAGAATGAGAATCAACGCTGATGGAAACGTAGGAATCGGAACAACCACCCCTTCCGCACTTCTTCACCTTTCTAGGCTTACTCACGGAGGTGATGTTACTGCTATGATAGAAAATAGTGGGTACACATCAGGGGCTCATTCTAGATTATTATTAAGGACAAAGGGAACGTCAGGAACTGGATATAACGCATCAATTACAAACGAACAAGTTGGCACTTCTGCTGGAGAGTTAGCTTTTCAAACTGTTGGGACTGAAAGAATGCGTATTAGCTCAGGTGGAAACGTAGGAATAGGTACAACATCTCCTGACGCAAAACTTGATGTGAATGGGAGTATTAACATTCCAGCTACGACATCATCGTCTGGGCAAATACTACAGGGTGGAGAGACTCTACTTCATACCTACTCTTCGGGAGGTTCAGAAAATATTTTCCTAGGAAAAGATTCAGGAAACTTTACAACGTCTGGATCTGGGGGGAATGTTGCAATAGGAGGATCATCTGGAAAAGATTTAGGAAATGGTGCAAGCAACGTAATGATAGGATTGGCAGCTGGGTGGAGTACGGATGGGGGTAGTCAGAATATGTATATTGGTGGAAGTGCAGGAAGGCTTGGTACTTCTGCCTTTTCAAACGTCGCTATTGGTTTTGAAGCGTTGAGAGGAAATATTACAGGTATTAGAAACTCAGCGATAGGAGAGAAATCATTGAGACAGGTTACAGGAAGCTTTAATGTAGCCCAAGGGTATAATGCAGGTCGCTACATTGCAGACGGTTCAACCGATAATACTTCATCAGGAAACTCAGTATTTATTGGGTCGGGTACAAAAGCTTCAGCTGACGGAGTAGCTAACGAGAACGTCTTCGGGTACGGAGCAATAGGTTCTGGAAGCAATACGGTAACGCTCGGAAATGATTCTATTGTTACTACAGTTTTGAAGGGGAATGTAGGGATTGGGACGGACGACCCTGACGAAAAACTTGAAGTAGAAGGAAACATTAAAACGGACGGAATGTATGTTACTCGAGAAAACGAAGGCGGAGGAACAGCAGAACCTTTTGCAAAGTTTGGGTTACACCTATGGCACGGAGATTCGAATAGCATAAAATTGCAAAAAGATGGAAATGATAATATATTTCAGTTTGGTACACAATCGGGTTCATTCAAAATGCAAGACACAAGTTCTAGTACTTTTGTAACTCTTGGAAGTGATGGGAGTTTTACAGGGTATTCTTCGCTTAGCTTTCTAAACATTGAACACAACGCCGTGGATAATAATTTTGGTGAGTATCTTAAAATAAGCAATTCTACAAGTTCAAGTGGTTCAAGAGGGCTAGTAGACGTAAACGGAGATCTTACCGTAAATGATTATTCTACAAGTTCAGCGGTAGAAAAGATTAAGCTAGGAAATGATGGTTCTGGATATTTTGCAGGTAACATAGGAATTGGACTTACTCCCACAGCAAGTATGGATGGACTCTCTATTGAATCAGGGCTTCTTACCCTAAAGGAAAGAGCCACACCAACCGCAGACGCAGACTATGGGAAGATCTACACCAAGACTGACAATAAACTATACTTCCAAGATGGTGCAGGATCAGAACACGATCTTCTCGCAGGAGGGGGAGGAGGTGGAGGAACAGTAGATGTTGTCTCAAATGTTGCAACAGATACTATCTTAGGAAGAATAACAGCG